CCCTTGGATAGCGCCGATCCGACCACGCAGCGCGTCGCGTTCCGCGGTGAGCCGGACGTAATCCGCCGGGTTCTCGGCCGCTAAGCGCTGCCAGTCGATTTGGGTGAATTTCTCCGCCTCGGGTGCGGCAACGAACAGCAATTTCTCAAGGTTCGTTTTGTACTCGCCTCGCTCACTCAGCCGTGCCTCGGCGCTCGCTCGCCGCTCTTCGGCCATTTCCTGTGTGCGGGTTAAGACGTAGCTGCTGGCGTCGCGATCCCGTCGCGCAATGATTGCTTGCACGTCTGGGGGAACCTTGGCCCACAGCGCCCTCTCGTCCGCCTTCCAACTCGCGGGTGGATCGATTGCCGGAGCGGGCTCCTCCTCGGGCTCGTCCGGGTCAATTCCCTCGTCGTCTTCGTCGCCGGGTGACGGGTCCTCCTCCTCTGTGGGAAGCGGGTCCGGCCCGGGATCTGACGCCTCTTCGGCGTCGGATGGGGTGTCTGCTGGCGCAGGCTCGGCGGCGGGCTGCGCCCTACGGCGGCGCGGCGCTTCGGCGTCGAGCAGTCCTTCGATACCTTTGGCGATATCGGCATCGCTCGGCGCGATATTGGTGGGCAAGCCAACGGTATCGCCGCCGGCCGCGCCGGGTACGTCGCTCATGCGTTATCGTCCATCTCGTGGGATTGCCGGCGTCTCACGACGCTGGCGGGTTAGATTTGATGCTGCGGGCCGGGCGCTACTCCGGCTTTGATCCCGGGCCGGGTCCGATACCCAAGGTCAGTCGTCGAACGTCTCTGCCAGCTGATCTTATCGAAGCGTGTCTGCTTTCCACGCCGCCGCAGCCGCTCTTTATACCAACGCCGCAGGCAACTGCGGGCGGGTTATTCCTGGCGCTCGGCGGCCTTGCCGTTGGCGACCATCAAGTGCAGTTCGCTGCGCAGTTGCTCGACCGCGGTGTGCAGCCGGTACGCCGCCTCCCGTCCGGCAGCGTCACCGACCGTGCTGTTGCGCCAGGCGTCGGTCAGGCGGGCCTGCACCCGGTCGAGCGCCAGCGCGAAGGTCGGGTCCTGCAGTAGGCGTTGCGCCGCGGCGCCAAGCTCGACACGGTCGGCTGGCGGCGGCCCAGATGCCTGAAGCGGCGGCACCGGGTCGGCATCCGGCCTGCCAAACCACCAGGGAAGCAAGAACACCTAGGTCCCGCCGCCATTCGACGGGTCATCCGGCCCCTCGTACCAGATACCATACGCCTCACCAAATGCCGCCTCTGCGGCCCTGAGCGCGGCCAGCTCCTTAAAATCCGGAGAAAACCAACCGCACACCTCAGCCGCCTCGGCTGCCACTCTCAGCCCCAAGTGAATCAGCGCCAGCGTTTCAGCATCGGCGCGCGGCGGTCCATCGGGCATCACGGCCCGCCGCCATCCGGCCGGTCGACCGGCGCATCGGGGCCGCTCGTATAGACGCCCGCCTGGTACTTTAGCTTGATCTCGAGCGCCGCTATCTGGGCCTGCTGCTCGGCCTTCATGCGCTCGATCGCCATCTCGTTGTGCGCCTGCATTTGGGCGACCTGCATATCGTGCGCGGCCCGCTCGCGCTCGAGCGCGAGCTGCGATTGCCCCCGGATTTGCTCCATCTGCATCTCAGCTTGCGCTTGCCGCGCCTCGATCTGGGCGCCCATCTGGGCCTTTGCCTGGGCGATCTGGATGTCGGCCTGCGCCTTTGCCTGGTTCGCCTGGATATCGGCCTGCGTCATCTGCATGTCGGCCTGCGCCTTGGCTTGCGCCGCGGCGATCGCCGGGTCCTGCTTCGGCGGCTGCGGCGGGCCCATCATCGCCGGGTTGGGCGGCTTCGATGGGTCCTGGAAAAACGGCGTCTTGAAACCCGCCTGCTGGGTCAGTTGCTCCAATACATCAAAGATGTTCTTGCCGTAGACCAGTGGGCCGCTCAACCCGCCCTGTTGCTGCACGATGCCGTTCTGGATTTGCAATATCGTGTTGAGGTGCGCCAGGATCTGGTCGCGGTTGCCGGTGCCGAGCCCGACGCTGACGGTGAGCGGCAGGTCCTCGACCCACTCGCTGGGATCGACCCGCAAAAAGCCGCCGGTGACCTTGATGATGCGCTCGTTCTGCTGGTGCCGGCGAACCAGCTTGAAGACGTGCCCCAGCAGCTCCTGCAGGCCGACCGCAAAAATCCGGGCGAACAACTCGACCCGCTGGGCAGCGTTGGCCTGCAGCATGGCGATGCCGCTGGCCGTGGAGTTGTTGAGCTGGTCGGCGCTGATCTGCTGGTTCGAGCGCGCAACGCCGGTCATCACCTCCTGGCTGCGGTCGAGGTATTCCACCAACGGGAAGGTCTTGTCCGCCGTATAGGGCACCGTCAGCGGCGCGATGCCGCCGATGCGGCGGGTGCGCACCACCTGGCCGGGGCGCAGGTTCAAGAGATCGTCGTAGGTGTTCTCGTTGACGACGTCGTCGCCGACCTCGATGCGCGGCCAGTTAGACAGATAGCCGTTGTCGAGCATCTGCCGCAGCAGTGTGCTCTTGATGAGCTGAATATCCTTAGTCAGGTCGGCGAGGCTCAGCCCGACCAGTTTGTGCGGCGACGGGATCGGGCACAGCGCGACAAACGGAATTTCCGGGACGCACTCGCAATCCGGCTCGCCATTCTTTGTCAGGATCACGTGACCGCCAGCCGCCGTCGTCACTTTGTACAATTCGGTGGTGCTGTCGTCGTCGCCGAGTGCCAGTTGGACGTAGCACTCCTCGATCCACATCTCGCGGCCGGCATCGCGGCGATCGCTCGATGAATAGTCGAGGTCCTCGAAATGGCGGGCGACGCGCTCGGAATTGTGCTCGGCGCTGTCGTCCCACGGCACCAGGTCCAGGCAATCGGTGTCGTAGCCGGCGTTAACCAGGTCGCTGTAGGTGCGCCGGCAACGGTGCGCCAGGAACGGGATCTCGCCGCGCTTCGAGCGCCGGCTGAACAGCACCTCCTCCGGCGGCACGTTGGCGATAACGACCCGCTCGCGGGGCTTCGTCACACGGATGGTGATGTCGTAAAACGTCTGCTGCGCAGGCGGCACCGGCGGCGCCATCATCATCGGCGGCGGCATCAAGCCCGGCGGTGGCCCCGGTGGCATGCCGGGCGGTCCCGCCGCGCCATTGAGCTTCATGCCGGGGGGCGGCCCCATTGGGGGCATCCCAGGCGGCATGCCCGGAGGCGGCATCGGCCCAGGCATTGGCGGCGGCGGACCCATCGGCGGCATCCCCGGCGGCGGCCCGCCAGGCGGCAATGGCAGATCCTCGGTGTAACTGGTCTCCTTGACCAGCTCGACACCGTCCTGATCCATCAATGCGTCGTAGGTGTCGCGAGAAATGTGCGTGAAGCTCTTTGAAACCGTCTCGCTGTCGGTGTCGAACCAGACTTTGACCCAGCCGAGCCGCTCAAGGAGCGCGTCCTTGAAGAGATCGTGCAGGATCATGAACCCGGCGTTGTCGCGGTAGAAAATGTGGTTGATGTACTCGGTGGCGATCTCGGCCTGATCTTCCTGGCCCGGCAATCGCGGCTCGATCACGCAGATTTTGTCGCTGGCGGTAAAGATCCGCAGCAATGCCGGCAACACCCACTCGACCGCTTCCAGCACGCTCCGGTAGACGATCTGCGACCGGCCCGGCACCTCGTTGCCGAATTTCTCGCCGTTGTAGTATTTGATCGCCTCCAGCCGCTCTTCGCTCAGCGTCCCGCCATCCTGCCCGAGCGCCGTCTCCAGTTCCCTCGAAATGACCGCCTTGACCTCGTCCTCGTCGAGGTCCGGGCCGAGATCCAACCCCTGGAAGCTCTGCGACCGCGCGATCGCGTCGGCGGAATTGCCGTACATGGATCTAGCCTGCTATAGCGTCAGGTGGCGGCGGATAGGGAGGAGGCCCTCCCGAACGGCGGCAAAACACCGGCTTCCGCCTGCCACCGGCCATTATCGCCGCCGCGGGAATTGCGCCCGCTCGGCCCGGGCCGGGCCGTGATCCGGCGGCGCCGGGTAAAGCTCGGCCGACACATCCTTGTCGGCGATGCGCTCCCGCAATGCCACCACCTCGTCGGACAGGTCGGCGAGCCGACCCTCCAGCGCGAGCAGGCGCTCGTGGATCGCGTTCATCTCTTGTGCGCTCAATACAAAACTCCTAAAAGCCCCCGCGGGTCTTACGACCACAGCTCCACATTTTCCATCGGATCTCGCCCCCGACCCACAACACCAGGCCGGCTTCCGGCCACCACCAATCCAGCGCGACAAGGCCGCGCCGCTTAGACCAAAGGCTGCCCAACCGCACTAAACGAAACCCATTTCGGGGTAGCGGATTTGCTTAGGTCTTCCGCGCGGCGCTTCATAAGCAACCGCCATCAAGCCAAATGCGTCGCTGCCATGAGACGAGTTATGCGAGATCGCGCCGTTCGCCAGCGCGAAGTGATGATATTCAGGAACCGTCAGGCACCACACGTCCGCCGTCTCGCTCAGCCTTCTCACGCGCACGACGCGCAGCCATGTATTCCCGCCCTTTAGGGCGCTCCGCGACGTTTTTGCATTTTGGGCTGCAATAAATTTGCGGGCGGGACGTGGCAACCAGCGCATCAAACCGCGTTCCGCAGGTGGCGCAGTCGCGGGACTCGTATCGTCGGGCAGCCACTGCGGCACGATGCTCTCGTGCCGGCTCCATCTCGGCCTTCCGAGCCCGGTATGCCGCTGCCTTGCAGGTGCTGGTGCAGTAAATTTGTTGATAAGCGTTCTTGCGAATAACGGCGTCAAACTCAGCGCTGCACTGAAGGCAAACCCGCTTTTCTCGCTTCCACTTTGTCCAGCTTTTGGCAGCCAAGGCGTGTCTGCGGTGCCATAACCGGCCTTCCTCAGAAGCATGCCACTCAGCCGCCTTCTGTCGAGCGGTCGCGCTGAAATGCTGTCCGGCCGGAACGCCAATCTGCCGTTTATGTCCGGCATCGCTAAGATGCCTGCCGGCTGGAACGCATTCCAAATTGGCGAGCAAATTATTGAGCGTATTGCTGTCGCGATGGTGGATGTGGCAACCCGCCGGGATCGGCCCAAACGCAGCCGTCCATGCTGTTCGATGCAGCGTCTTGCCGCCGCGCGACAAATACCTGTCACTCGGCCAAAGCCGGTAAAGACCGCCGTCAAAATACTGGGTGAGGGGATCGAGCCAGATTGGATCGGCGTACCCGTCTGCAGGGACTGCGCGGATATCCACCCATTCTCCGTCAAGAACATATGCTCCGGCGTGCATCTCACCGTACTGCCGTCGCTGAACTCCACCGCCACAAGTGGGGCACGTCTCCGCGTGATCCTCGGGTCGTGATAAGGCTTCCATCCACATAGCGTCAGAACCTCTCCAAATTGAGGCATCTCTGATACCATGCGTATCCCGTCGCGGGTAATGATCTCTGTGTCCGCTGTTAGACACCAGTCGTGCAATGGACCCAAACCCACGTCCCTGATGTCTTCACTCTTGCGCTCGTGATACCAGGCGAGCGCCTCGCGGCCGCTCTCGGTGGTGGCCTCGTTGAACCAGCACGCCGGGAATATCCGTCGGCCCGCCTCAATCCGCGCCCGGGCGGCGCCGCGGCCCTGGTTGGGGATGACCTCGACCTTGAACCCGGCCTGGCGGAAGGCGCTCTCGAACGAGACGTCGTAAATACGGTCTTTCGTAGCGCCGTCGTGCGGCAGGTAAATCTCGGCCTTTTCCAGATTGTTGTCGCGCAGCCACTGGATGTGCGTCGCCAGCGGCTCGGAGA